AGCAAGATACATTGTGTGAGACCTGGGCAGTTGATACCTTCAGAGAGAATAGAGTAATGGAATAGCACAAACTTTCTCGATTTGTCTTTACCGTAGGCAGTGAGTGTGTCAAAGAATACCTCACGATTGACCTTAGTCTTGTTGACATAAGCACCTAGTTTAGATGTGATATGTAACACGTCATAACCTAGGTCATCCAATCGCTTGAGAATATCAGTGTGACCGATGATGTTAGCGAGCACCTTGGTTGATGGCACTGCTACTAATACTTTCTCATTGTTGGTTGTGTTAGTGACAATCTCTACAATAGTATTAGCATTGATTTCATGTGCGTTTGCTTTGGTGTAGTCTACATCAAAGTTAAACTCTTCCATCTGTGGTGGAATAATACTACCATTGCTGATAAGATGAGGAGCAGGCACATTGCATAGCACGTTACCATAAATCTCCTGATTATTCATTCCACGGGAGTGCGGGTTACGCGAAGTACGTGGTGTAGCAGTAAAGAAATACGCTTTCTTAGCGGAGAGGGAGGCAGCAGCAACACCAATAAAGAAATGACGACCGACAGCATTGTGCGCTTCATCAAAATATACCACATCGATGTTGATGCCTGCGTTGATGATTTTCGGTAGCGAATGATAGGTTGTAAAGATGATTTGACGGACCCCTGCTGTTTTGCAAATAGCGTCATGTAATGCAATCTTGTCGGATTTAGTAGTAGAATTGTAGTGTGTCTCACCACTATGCACATGCATAATCTCTGCATTGGTGATAAACTCTGTAAACTCTGCACAGAGTTGATTAGCAAGCAGAATACGTGGTGCTACAACAACAATAGTATTAGCACCATTGTCAAAGTTACGCTTCGCATCAAAAATCATGATGGGTGTCTTGCCACCACCAGTCGGGCAGTATACCTGTCCTTTGTTAGCAGTAGCGAGAGCGTCAAGTGCTTGCTGCTGGTGGTCGCGAAGTTGCATGGTGACTGCGTTTCAATACATGTATTATGGCACAAAAAAAGCACCCCGTCAAGGGGTGCAATGATAAGTATTACTGATGAGAGTCAATCATAAGCATCATAATCCTTAAACTTAGAAACTTTCTTGTTTTTGTTTTTACGACGTGCATTTTGCACATCATAACCGAATGTTTCGTAGTCGTCCGCATAAATGTCTTTTACGTTGTCGGCCGACATGTCGGTCTGAGACTTGTTATACTTCTTGAATGTTTTGCCCATTGTTAAGTGTCAAATGTGAATGACGTTTTTATTTAGAGTTATCAATCAGTCAAGAGAGTGAGGTTACCCTGACTCACATTACTGTTGATAAATTTACCTACAGAGAAGTCCTGACTATCAAACTCAGACAGAAATTGCTGGTCAAACGAATCAGCATCCTCTGTGCTGTAAGTATAACTCTTTTCGGATGATTTGTAAACTACCTGCACCTGATTAGTGTTGTTATCAATGATAACACGGTCAATAGCAGATGAAGGAAGATTGTCGTAAGTTTTCATGATAATTTACTGAGTAACGATGAGTTTCATTTGAAGGTGGTCATAAGATTGTAACTTTGCACCTTCAGGTAGTTTAGAGACAAGAGCAGCAGCATAATCTGATGGATACTTATCTCTTAGACGAAGATAACGATTTCGTTTGTCTTTATCATCAAACTCAGGCACATACTTGGTGACATAAACATCACCCTCCAGAGTGAAGTCTTCCCATGTCAAATCAGGGAGGATTGATTCGATGTCTTCTTTGATGAGATTCATTTGGTGCAGATAGCGTCGGTGTACTCTTGAGTCAGTGCTTCAATCTGTGACATGTAGTATTGCAGATGAGCATAATACTCTAGCGTGTCTTCGTCCATGTCAGCATCATCAATCTCAAAGGTTTGACCCTCTGAGCGACAGTGCAGAGCCCCATCACGCATGAAATAAACATCATCACCAATAGCGAGATAATTCATTGGGAGAGACTTAGGAGGAGTAACTAGTGTAGCAGTGATGGGTTGCATTGTCAAGTAAGTTTGAGAGGCGTTACAGGCGATTTCACGCGCCTTACAGGCATCATACCATGGATGCCATGACATATCAAGCATTGTTATTTAGAAGATTTCGGTAAAAGAGTTACGTCAATTTCTTTCCAATTGTAACACACAGTCTTTGCCCAATTTTCTAATTTGGTGTTGTGTGCCTTGATACTTTTTTGTGTTTTAGGTCGTGTGGGCATTGTCCTCATATAAGTGAGCACATTACCACACTCTTGAGTTACATTGATTCGGTAAGTTGCAGTGGTAGTCACTGGTGTGTCTCTCGATTACTTTGTAATTATAGCGCCTATCAGGCGTTGCGGATGTCCCCTTTGACCACTACGTCAGCTGGCACACGGGAGACAGTGTAGCGACGAATCTGCTGAGAGAATGGTCTCCAGTGCTCCACAGTCTCGCTCACAATGCGATTGTGCTGCCTATCAGCGCCCTTAGCAGTCTTACACTTGCCTTCCTTACGGAAGTAAACGATGGGTTGCTGCGGAGCATCCACGGTGTCGATTGAAACCTTGTAGTAGCAGTGCTTGACGATGGTGGTGGTCACTGGTGTGTCTCTCGATTACTTTGTAATTATAGGGCATGGGAGCGCCCTGTGGACGCTCTGTGTGCCACTACCTCACCTGGCATAGAGGTAACCACCAGCCCAGTCAGCGTGCTCCAGCAACCATTCACGCTGCTTAATGATTAGCAGGTTGAAGCGCACACCCTTAGCAGGTGCTTTGAATGATGCTGCTTTGTAAACTTCACCAGTCTTCTTATCAACAAATGCGTGGATACTGCGTGACCCACTATCAGTCTCCATGAGGATTTTGAGATACTTACGTCCTTCCTCAATGTAAAACTTATACACGGGAGCATCATGACGACCGATTTTACCATGATTGCGAGACTTGAAATTATCTACGAGAGCATCACACAGCATCAACGTATACTTACGGACGTTGAGTTGAATCTCATTGCGAGCATCTTGAGTGGCAACGAAGTTAGCGAAGGTTTCGGTGGTCATGTCCTTTGTTGTTGTTACAGCAATCATAGCAGAGTATGGAGAGTATGGAGCAGGTGAGTGGACAGTCTGTGGAGTGTCTACGAAAACTTAACATTAACACCCATAATTTTTGCGCTAGGATTGCGGGCTAATGCTGTACGTCGCGCATCTTGTGGATTGGCAGCAATAACTTCCTCTTCAAATACTGTGCCAGCAACGTAAAGTTTTACAATAAAAGTCATGTTTCAAAAAGTGAGAAGTGAATTTTATATTTAGTTGAGGGTCTTACGCTGATACTGTGCAGCCCTCAGTGTTACTTAACCCACACATGCCATGGGAGCATACTCAGAGCGAGGCATTTGATCGGTGTTGTAGTCAGTAACTTCAGCACCGTTAGCAATACGCTCTGCCCACTCATTCTTAGCGGTGAGCATGGTCACAGTGCTGTAGGATTTCTGTCCATTAACGCGGAAAGTAACACGCTTCTGGAAACGCTTAACGATAACACCATCTTCTTCAGCAATAAATGCCTCAGGATAGAAGTCAACGATTGTAGTAGAGTTTGTGAGTTGCATGAGGTGTGTTTGTTTGACTCTCTTAATATACACGGTTTTGGGGTGCTGTGCCGCTATAGTGGACACTTCACGAGGTGGTCAGTTTTGAGAGACTGATTACGAGGAGAAACGAGAGCATGATTACAACGTCCCATGCTTTTGTGCGTATAAAATAGGGCACACTAATCAAATCAGAGATGAGTTGAATACTTACACCTAGTAAGATATTCACATGGAGTATAATAAAATAGGCAGTGATAACACCAATACTACCTATTACTCTTGCTTTAGTATCATGTTTCATACCATAATATCATTGCTCTACTTTCTGATAGTCGTAATCAATAATCATTGAATCCCCAGTTATTTTTATATTTGGTATACTTACCTTCGCTTTTGTAAGAGAGTCTGAGTTGTTTTGCTTCCCCTGTCTTCTTTCTAGGTATCAAATACCATTCATTAGGAATAACATCATGAATAGCAAAAAAATCAATAGATTTTTCTGGATAAGGATATTTACCCCTCCCCATATTTCCTTGTCCATTAGTGCCTTTACATATCATACAGTTACCATTACCTCTTCTAGAAGATTTAACTTGAACTTTGTATAACTGTCCGTTTACATCTACAACCAAATCATAATCAGTAGTTCCTTGAGGTTTACTAACCATGTATCCATGCTCAACAGAACATTTGTAAGCAAATGTATACTCAGATATCTCCCCATCTCTTACAGTATTTCTAGTCATAGTTAAGTAGTCTCAAAGAATGAAGTTAGATTTGCTCCTAGTGTCTTAAGACGTGACTGACATAGGTTGTAGTATTCGTCGTCAATCTCGAAACCAATGTAATTACGTCCTTGGTCAATTGCCATTGCAGCAGTAGTCCCACTGCCCATAAAAGGGTCAATAACAACATCCCCAGGGTTGCTCCAAGTGATGATGTGGTCCCGCGCAAGTGCCTCTGGCATTGTTGCAGGATGCTTGTATGCTTCTTTGGAAGACTGACCGAAACCACCACTATTGATGACTCGCCAGATGTTAGTACGAGCACCAAACTCTCGCGTTGCTTTACTCTTTTTGCCAGCATCTTCCAACTCTCCACTCTTCTTTCGTGCTTTAGCATTGCCCCATGAGGAGATACCTGCCCACTTATTCTTCTTGTCCATGATGATATTGACTGTCTTAGGTTTGCCCTTAGACAGAATAAAACAATACTCAAATGCTTGTGAGTATCGCACACTATGTGGACCAGCAGCAAATGCAATACCAGACTTTTCGTAAATCATAGTATCGTGCAGACGCAATCCACACTCTTCCATGAAATATAGTGCTTGACGGAAACTACTACCAGACTCACCACCTTTGATGGTTGCGTCACCAACATTCCACATGATTACACCACCTGGTTTGAGCACACGGGTGAGTGATTTAGCAACACGTTTGAATACTTCGTGGTCCCACTTGCTGCTGTCGTTGTATGTCCGCAAGTCATCATATGGTGGTGATGTAACACATAGGTCAACAGATTCTGCATCCATGGAGTCCATACCATCAATGCAGTTTTGATTGTAGACAGTGTTTAATTCAAGCATTGATTTCTTCTTTGATGTAGTAAATCCAGAGGTCTTTGAGGGCGATGCTACCAGAATAGCACACAATATCGTTTTTGTCTGTAACTTGTGCTTTCAGACTAGAATAACTGCTGTCCTGGCGAATCTTGTTGCCTTTAGAGTCAAGAAGAAACTGCTTAGTCTTCTTATCTCGTTTGTATCGGACAGGGTTGTAATTCTTCCACTTGTCACTGCTTTTCTTCATACGAAACTGTTGCCAATGACTGATACGATTGCCAGTCAATTTGAATCGCATGACGATAGTATCATCTACCTTTACACTGCTGCTGAGATTACCCAGACAAGCAATAGCACCATCATCACCACCTGAAGTTTTCAATTCGATAGGAGTTTCAGTTGGCAAGTGCATGTAATCCTTGCCACTACCTGCACCAGCACCAATAATACCTTGAAGATTGTAATGCTCAATCAGGTCATCTAGTGCGTCGTTAATATCATATTGTAGACGCTTTGTGACTGCCTGTGTTTGCTGCTTAGGGTCAGTTTCAATACGTCGTAGATAAGATTCATAGGTTTCTCGTCCCTCACGCAGACGCTTACGAGACTGCACGAAAGTATCAATGGTCTCCTGAATAAAACCAGGGAGTTTATCATTGATGAATTGCCAAGTGACATCGAAGTCACTGAAATCGTAGGTGACAGCATCAATGACGCGGATGTGGTTAGACATGATGTAGAATTGATTATGGAATAATTATATTACAAAAAAAGAGGGGTGTCAACCCCTCAACCATTAGCAGACCTCATCATTGCCTCTAGTGTCGATAATCGTGCCTTAACCTCTTGCATGTCTTTATCGTGCCTGATAGATTCATTGAGGAAACTATTACGATACTCAGTCATTTCATCCTCAGTTTCTACATAGATGTTTTGCAATCGCTCATAGTCATCAAGCAAGTTCTCATACGTTTTCTTGACTGCGTAATACCTCTCTTGCCATTGTTTTGCATCAGCAGATGCCATCATCAAGTCCATTTCCATGTCAGTGTATGCTTCGTCAGGCATTGTCAGTCGCCTCTTGGATTGCTTTTGCAATTATACGCTTCAATTCTTCCTCTGTCAAGTCATTCGCCCATGACCAGTTTGGGTCGTCTTGGTCCCAAGATAATGTTAGTCCACCGTCTTCAGTTTCTATCACTTTGAAAGAATCATTCTCCATCAATTTTCTCCATTTTCTCGCGAGTAAGCATAGTATAATTAGTCAATGCATCAAGTTGAGATTGAAGACGTGTTTCAATCTCATACAATGCACTATTAGTGCCAGAATTTTCCCTTTCAATAACAGTAACTCTTTGCTCCAGAAATTCAATTTGTGCTAGTAATTCAGTTTTTTTCATGCTGCCATAGACCTCACAAGGTATTCAGTGTATTTCTCCATTTTATCTGGATGGACAGATGCTGGATATAGGGCGATTGCTTCACGAAGTGCTTTCATTTCTTTCTGCTCTTCGATAGAAAGTGATTGAGTTGAGAATTTTTTGGAGGACATGAAAACTTGGTCTGGACTTTATCTATAATATCAGGAAATCCTCAAAAACCAAAATATCTTAAGTTTCTCTTTAGTATTAAATTATGAATTATTAAGATTACAGTTTTCCACTAACAATACCACAGTATTATTAGGACCAAGAGAGTCCTGGAGCGTCGGTTTCCGCTTCTGCTGTTTCTGTGTCTCCGTCATATTTCTTCTTATTAAATCCAAATGGTCCTGATAGTTTTTCTTCTAGTGCTGTTTTCAATGCGACACCACCAATCGCTTCCATAACTTTGAGGACTTGCTCAGGTTTAGCATCCTCACCCAATTCTTTAGCGATATACCAATACTTAGGCCAGAATGTTTCTCCTGCCTTTTGGTAGTCTTCTAGTGTAAGAGTTTTCATTTGTTTGGTTTGGAAGGTGGTTTGTTTAGTTTACTTTCTGCACTGCTTTTGTGCAGTTGCTTGAGTGCTTGGCGAGTTTCTTCAGTCTCTTCCCATTCCCAAGTATTGCCTTTACTGTCAACGAATTGTCTCATGGTTACTCTCAGTTTCATTTTGTTTTTCTCCTACGCTTAGGTTTAGGAAGTCCTACCAAATCAACACCATTAGTGCTAATAATATAGTCTTTTGGTGTTAGTTGCTCGCGTAGGATTAGTTTATTCAGGTGGTGTTTACACTGAAACCAGCATACACGTTTCTGCTGCTTGATGTCAAGTCGGATAGGAAAAGATTCCCAAGGAAACTTATCTGATGTCTCAGACGGTTTCTTTTCTGTCTTTGAAAGAGAAGTTTTCTGAGTCGATGCCAGTTTCTCCCAAGCGGTGTCTGTGGTGGCCTCTAGTTTCTTCTTTTTTGACGTTTTTGATCTCGTATTCTTCCGTGAGTTTGTAACAGGCTTCGTAGAAGTTTTCTTCGGCATAACCAGTAGCGATTAGATACGATCGATAGAAGTCAAGCATATTATACACGGTTTCGTCCGTGCTGTCAATAGACATCTCCACTTCTAGAAGTGGACGATAATCTGCTAGAGCAGAAAATCCTTCACGTTTATATGAAATTGTAGTTTTAGCATCACCTTGCATTTTGTCTCCTGTAATAATATTATCCAAAACCTTTAGTATCTGATTTTTTATCCAATACCTCTACATGTGAGAGTAATGATGGGTCAATTAGTTTCATATTCATTGGGATTTACAAGCAAAAAGCAAACAGAATTAAATTTACCCACCATACCTTTTAAAGATACTTTAGTATGCTGTGAATGGACTTCAACATCCGTCACAGTATAAACATGACCAACAATACATGGTGGAAAGTCATTGTTTCCCCATCGTTGCTGCTCTACTGTGCAACCTAAGAATTTAACTTTGTCATTGCACTTCATAGTCTTCATTCTTCCATCTCTGAGATTCTATTATCAAGTGTATCCAGAATATTCTCAAACGACCCAATGCTTTCAATATCACTAAGACACTTAACAATTTGTGTGCAAACAACTGGACGCTCCTGTCTAGCAGAGAATGCTAATGCATTGCGTAGATGTGCTGATGCTTCGTTAAGTGATTCTTCAACCGTTTTAGATAATGCCATTAGTCACTCGCTCTCCATTGTTGTTTTTTCCGATATAATCGTGACTGTTGAAACTCTTCGACTATTTTCAGAATAGTATAAGATTTATCTCTTACTACCTCATCATTCCATACATCATTTTCCCAGATAGTATAGATTTCTTTTGAGATGCTATTCATCATCTTGTCGTAGTGCATCATGATTTAGTCGCTACCTTGACAGTATATAACAAAAAAGAGAGGATGTCAATCTCTCTCTTTAGATTCTATAAATTTTAAATACCTATCATATGATTCATATATGATAGGTGCAATTTTTTCTAATGCTGTAACATATTCATCTCTTTCATCAAATGATAATGTAACTCCATTTTCAGCAAACGTATTCGTTATTTGACCTAATTCTTTGGTTAAAAATTTATACTTATACTTTTTCGCCATTTACAAAATGTGCTCCACTATTTACATCAACTAATTCAACAGCAACATAAAATTGCTTTTCATCATCTTGCAAGTCACTTTCTTGAGGAAACCACTCATTAAAAGCATCAGTTGCTTGCTGAATAGTTTGAAAATAACAATAAACCTCGCCTTTATCTCTTAAACTAGAAACAACAGTATTATCTGCTTTATTCCAATAAAACTCCCAAACTTCATCAGATCTCTTACCATCAACTTTCAAATGCATAACTGGTTTACCAGCATTTTTTGAAAGTTGATGCATCAAATCAATTGGGTAGAAAAAATCTGTGTTATATGAAGTAATCATTCTCCTTCAACCTCTCTTACTAATGCTTCTGCAGCTGCATCTAAATCATGTTGAGCAGCTTGTAGTTTAGTATCTTCTACATATTTTGTCATGATGTCCGCGATAGTATATCCTACATTATATTCTACTAGTTTAGCATTAATTGCTTCAATTTTCAAATCAACTGAATCAAGTTGGTCACTTATAATAGACTTCATCGTATCAGGACTAGATTCATCTTCAATATCTTGAGCACTTTTATATCTAGTGTAGATATCCATCGGGATAAGTTGTAATTTTGATAGACCCAATTCAATCTCATTAATATCTTCTGCTGTGTTTTGTGGTTCGCCAATATTAGAATTAAATGGAATATTTAGTTTTGCTAGAGTCTTCAAAATCTCAAGTTTGAATGAAATTGCACCAAAATTTCTAGCAACATTTTCATATTCTACACAATCAAAAGAGATTGCCATATCATTTAGTAGCGTATCAGTTACTGATACATTTGACAAACTATTTTTCAACTCAGATAGCAGAATTTCAAAAGTTACAATAGGTACTGGTGCAATAGGGACGGATATATCAACAAAACTATTATTTGTCCATGCATCTGTTGATGTAATGTCTCTCCACTCTTGCCTATATGTTTTCCACTTTTGCTCTACATCAGGGTCACTAAAAGTGTAATCACTATTAAACATAAAGTCAGATTGAAATAATGCATCTGTCCTCATATTTTTTAGTTTCTGCTTCATGTAAGACATGTCAGATAAGTTTGTCATTACAGTATCATAAAAATCACCAACTTCAGCAATCTTCTTAACACCAAAGAAATCTGTCACAATTTTAGACATTTCTGCGACCTGCTCGTCAGTAGCAGCATCATAGAAATATGTTTTCTGCTCACTCTCTTTTCTAGAGAAATTGTAGATGTCTTTACATCTTACAGACATATATGTATTGTCTTCAAACACAACAAATTGTGTTAGTCTATCCTTATCCGTATTCCAAACTTCTGGAATTAATTCTAGAAGTTCATCATACAGTGCATCAGTAAGGTCTAACTTACTTCCGCGATATTGAATATATCTTTCTACTAATTCTGCGGGATATCTCTTTCGTTGTAACTTAAGAGACACCACACGATGTTGTGATTTTGTGGACATCGGTTTTCCTTTTTGTAAAATTATTTAGTATGCTTTAATCAAATACTTTAATCTAAAATATGGAGCATTGATAGGAATTTTCTCATTATTTCTAAAGAAAAATCCCATATTATTATTCATAATAGATGCATTACCACCAGTAAATCTTAATGTAGTATCACTGATGCCCATACCAGCATCTGTTACCATATCGCGAACATTTTGCCCATCAGAGTCTATTACATGGGAATGAATGTCACCAAGTGTTGTTGTAGAAACATTAAGTTGTCCTGATCCCGATTGAGTGAAAAGAAATGTGCCGCCATTTAATTTTGGATAAGTACCAAAACAAGATGCACTACTAAGAGGTTGTGTTTCTCTCCACCCTGCAACAACAGCTATATGATTATGAGATGGTAAGTCTGTGAAAGCAGGACCAGGCGGTTCTACTGCATATATTAGAATACCAGTAAATGATGGTTGTGCAAAAGCAGTTACATCTTCTACACCTGTAGTTTGATAAGACCCGATACTAAATGTTGCGGCATTAGTAAATCCATCTGCAGTACCATCAGGTAGACCTGAAAGACCAGGAGACCCTGGTGGCAACTGAGCAGACTTAACATAATTAAAGACACCACCCATACTTCCAGGGACATTTTTATCGCCACCAGAAACACCAGCTGCATCGAAATCAGGGACAACAGATACAGACCCAGCATTGTTATTTACGTTACCAGTACCCATCATTCTTTTACCATATGTCTCTGGCAATTTAAATGTGCCACTGAAATTTGGGAAGGTGCCACTGATAGACCCACCAAATTTGGTGCCAAACATTCTTGCTAACTCAGGGTAATTTGTCACACTATAGGAATCACCTTTCAGTGGAAGATAACCTGGGAATCTAGATAAATCCCAGTTATTAACATCATCCGCAGCAGCTGCTGCATCATTAACATATCCTGGTGGTTTAGCAACACAAATTACTGTTCCTATTGCTGCTCCAGTTTTAGCAGTTTCATCAGAATAATATGTTGGTTGCGATGGTGCTGTAGTAGTAGAAAATGTAATAGTTGCTGCATAAGTAGGACCAGATACTGTATTAGTATAAACTACATTATTTCTAGAATATCTATGCTCTGTGCAATCAGTTAATGTAATTAAACATCTATAAGATGCCCCACTATACGAAGAATCAATACTTGGTATAGTTAGAGTAGACCCTGTTTCTCCTAAAGAAGCACCATTTTTCTCCCATGAATACGATGGAGTACCACCTGTAAAAAATGGATTTAAATCAAGTGTAATAGATTCTCCGATAGTTACTGTTTTTGTTGCTGTATCAGCAAAATAAGTAAATCTTCTAGTAACCGTTACTGTACATTCATTTGTGTATACTTGTCCAGGGACATCTGGTGCTATCATCCTACATCTAATCTTGGCACCATTATCTGTGCTAGTATCAAGTGCTCTTAAGACATATATTCTATTAGTATCAATACTATTATTAAATCCTGCACCAATAGGATTAAATGATGAATCAGTAGTTCTCTTGATTTCCCATTGATATTCAACTTCTGTATTAATTGAAGATAATCCTTCACATTCAAAAGTATGTTCTGCTTCTGTCCCCTCCAATACAGAAATAGAAGTTGTAATATTGGTGACAATAGTAACATTAACTTCCTTCATAGTAAGTTTTGCAGCATTACCATATACTATTTCTCCGCCAAATGATTCACATCTAACACGATAAAATGCATCATCACTAGGACCAATACTCAATAGAGTAAGATTAGAAGTTGTTTCTCCAGAAATATTTGTCCATGTGCCAGTATTATTTTCTGGATTGTAGTTTAAACTCTTCTCCCATTGAAAACTAATTGGACCAGCAGAAACTGAAGATGCAGTAATACTAAAGATGTGATTATCAAATTGTCTAACAATAATATCATTCAACGATGATACTGCTGTGAAATAATCTCTCTTTAGTGTAAGATATGCTACATTTGTAGTTATAGATGATAGTTGATTAGGTATGCTTAATACACATCTAAAATATCCATATGAAAGATTGATAGGCACTGGATTAATTTCTAATAAATTAGTGGTTACACCAATATATGGTGATGTATTAGAAATATTTGCCCATCCTGTAGCTGCATTATTAGTTGTATTATATTGCCACTGATATGTGATATCATTAAGATTACCACTAGAAGGTGATGCACTTACAGAAAAACTAATCGAATAATTTGGATATGATGAAGCATTTCCTGGTTGGTTGATTACATAAATTGTTGGATAGACATTAATAGTAATTTCATCTGAATAATATGGAGTAATTACTTTATTTCCTCCACTTAAAGTAAATACCGATGAAGATTCTACTTTTAATCGATATTTTGCACCATCATCAACAGATACACGAAGAGGTGGTGTTTCAATAGAGGTTTCTATTTCTACTGGATCAAGAGTAGTTGGAAACTGTGTATAACCTGTTAATGCATCTGTTGTCGTAGTTGATACTGGAGCAGGATCTGCTAAATCTGACCAAGTAGAAGACCCTGGATCTTGGCGTTGCCATGTATAAGTATTATTGCCATTCTGACCAGTATTTCTCTGTATATCCTGTGTTGCAGTAATACCAATTACTTGTACAGGGTCATTTACATATATGTCTCTGTCAATAGTATCACCATATCTATCTTCCTCGATATCATATGTAGTAACAGGAATATCAACCGTACCCTGCACGTCTGTCATGTAAATATAATGTGGTGTTGTAGTTACTGTTGCTTCTCCTACAGCACCAGAAATTACACATCTAAATCCAGGTCTCTCATAGTAAATAAACCTCTCTAATTCTAATACATCAGTAGCAGCAGTTGTCCCTGTTTTTAACGAAAAAATATAAGAATTTGTAATTTCGTCTACCGTATACCACTCACCAGTGCCACCAGGACCAGAAAAATTAACTTCCCACGAAAATGTCAATCCACTGCCTGCTGTAGTCAAAGCACTGACAGATACTCTTACATCACCACTATCTACAATGCTTGTTTTATAACAATCTGTAATTTGTGTATCTAATGCATTAACTCCAGGTTGTTGAATAATATTAATTACTGGGTCAATAATTAATTGTGAAACAGATGTATCTACTGGGGTGTTTATTGCTCCCGTATAAGATATTCTTACTCTATATTGGTATAAATTCTCAGCAACTGTAATATTAGCAATACTCAAAGTTGAGTATTTCATATATGTTGTTGCACTAGTAATCAGAGAAACTGTATTTGTAACAGAAGTATCACCACCTGCAACTATATCATACCAAGTGCTTCCAGAGTCATCAGTATATTGCCATTGAAAACCTAAATTACTAACTAATGTATTATTTGTAATATCAACATTTGCAAGAGATGAGGTAACTGTTAAGACTAGAGTATCTCCAACCGTTTTAACTTGCGATGTCGGAAAGAAATCTACTGAAGAATCAACAAACGCAATAATACTAGGGTCTTGATAGACAGAGACTATTCTGTCACCAATACCAGAATATTCATTACTATTTACTACCTCTGTAGAAGTGCTAACAACACATCTAAAGTAAAGTCCAGTTTGAGATACTGTTAATGGTCCCGTATCATAGCTGCTGCTAGTATTATTTGAAAGACCAGAAGAGCTATAATTTGCTCCATCCGTAGAATACTGCCATTCATAACTTACAGCATATCCAACATTATCAGATGCGGTAATACTAAATGCAATACTACTACCAGCTGGAGTAGTTGGAGATGTTGGTGTTAGACTGGTAATTACAATTGCCATGTTTTTAGAATTTAATTAGGTATTCTGCGATAATAAATCTTGGAGAAATATCATCCATTTTGGCAAGGTCTCTAGTCCTCACATTTACATTTGTGATTAGACTAGAGGATGGAAGAGTAACTGATGGAATTGTGCTAAACGGACCATTTGTCCAAACAGATGGACTACCTAACGGATGATCATGTGCTGTATCCTCACCAGCATCGTCGAAAGTAATCGTCTGGTGTATTACGCCTGCCTGTTTATCTCCCTTGTTAAACTGTCCTGATTTACTACAGATAAGGGGCCAGAAATATGCCATACCACCCCATCTACAAGATTTCATCGCTTGGTTGTTTGTGTTAATCATTTTACCAATGGTATAAGTACCATCGTGTCCGTGAGCAACAAAATTACCTATAGATAAACTAGTTTCAGGTGATCTAGATGGTGGAGATTTAAATCTCCATTGACCAGTAAAATCTAATGTTACTGCAGGAGCAGAAAACTCTCCGTCATATCCAAATTCAACTACATCTGATGCTGCATCTAAAGTTACAGCAACACCTGCTCTATCGATAACATTATTATCAGAATCTTTAGTAGTAGAATTGATATATTGACCAGGATTACTGGAAGCAGTGATATATTTACTACCTAAATCTGGCAACTGAAATGTGCCTCCTGTGCCATCTTCTCCAATCTCTTCTAAAATGGTATCAGTCTTTCTGTATATACATTGAGCACCAGTGCCCAATACTTCGGCTAAAGCTGGAAATTGGTCAGCTTGAAGTATTTGACCTCTACATTTCAAAAATCCTGCAGGACAAAAATTTCTATAATCATCATCAACAGGAATCAAACCATTGATGTCAGCAAAAAACGGAAAGATAGTGCCTGTTGATCCACCATGTTTTCCTTTCTCGAAAGAATAAGTTTTCATCTTAGAATGCTCTGATGATATACGACATCTCTAGTGAAGGAGTAGCAGTTTCCACATTAATAGTGCCAAAGTTAACACCTGGAGAATTATTAATTCTAACAGTATTTAGTGCAATATCAGTTCGCAGTCCAGGAGAGATAACTTGAAATTTTCCTTCCATTGTATAATTATTTGGTCCATGAACATGTGGAGCACCTGCATAAATCTCTTCATGACTTTTAGAAGTAAATAAAACATTATTACCACACTGCATATTTCCTGAACAGCGACCATCACCATCTCTGTAAAGAGAAGCGATTGTCTCTGCATATTGGGTAGTAGGGTAAAATACACCACCACCTCCATTAGAAGTCCACCCTGTTCTGGGATCACTACTATAAACAAAATTTGCTTGTAAATCTGTCTGATTATTAGCATAGCATATCTTACTATGCATCCCAGGTTGCCTAGACACTCTGTATGCTACTGATGCGTCACAAGTAACCCTACACCATCCTGAAACGCCTGTTCCACTGCTGCAATGTGATACTGTGCCTCCCGTGATCTTATAGGAAGTGGAGAAATTAGAGGGGTCTCCATGAGTATGTGAAGGAAGATGCTGCACACCTAACTGAACTGCATTATAATTTACTGAGAAAAAAATTGACCCATCTGATACTTCCATATCATCATAAATTCCTTGAAAATTTACTGTAGTTGATACTTCTTCTCCAACCAAATCTAATGTAGATATCCAAAATGTCTGAGAATTGTTTCCAGAATCACCATTCGTACCTCCCCCCACGATAGTCCAAAATGGGTCATCAGATATAGAAGTAGCATATGGTTTATGTGCATCTCCTTTAGTTTTAAGATAATTAAAGTGTCCCTTAAAAGCATCCATGACGGATGCGCCACCTTTAGTTAATGGCGGTAACTTAAACGTGCTACCAGCAGTGCCTCCATAGCTATTACCTATAACCCTGAATAAAATAGGATATTTTGTATTTGAAATTGTAACACCATTACATACAGTCCATCCAGTAGGTATTTGACCTTGGTCAGATGCCCATGGGATAATAGCTCCCACAGGCAAACCTTTCATAGACCTTACTCTATTATATTTTGTTACGTCTGCGAATGACATTAAGTTAAATCTCCATCAAGAACCAACCTTGCTGCTCACCAGCAATACCGTTGCCATCTGCATCAATATCACCGACATAGATGAGACCGAAAGCAGCATTTGGTGTGTTAACAACTAATTCACCGCCACCGTAGTTAGAAGCACCACCAAGACTACTACCAGTTTCTCCACCTTGGACTCTAGTACCAAGAGGTGCTCTCACAACCAAATTAACGTTAAAGTTAAGTGCGCCACCAACATCTACAATTCTCACTGTATCGCCAGTTACCGCTTCGTCTGGTAGTCGTAGAACCAATGTAGAAGAAGGTCTTACAAGATATTGTAAGTTTGATTTCAATTCAACTGCACTAGAATCATTGTTGCCTTGTGTAGAAACAAAGATTGTCTTTCTACCACCATTGTAGTTGTAGAAGTTTTCATGACCAAATGCCTCAATGGAAGCGTCACCTCTAATTCTAAATGGTTTTGCGTTATTCTCACCTAAGTTATTGATGCTTAAGTAATTGTCAGCAGCAGAAGGAGAGCTGGTATATGTGCCATGGACAGTAAGAGTTGCTCCCGTATTAGAGGATGTTAACGCTCTACCAACCACTGTGCTGCCAAGTTGAGCATCAACAGAGAATCTAGTAGTGAAAGGATTACTACCAGTTTCAGTATTAGCAGAATTTTGTAGAGTGCCAACTGTAAGGTCGTTACCCGCTCTCAGTGTGCCTGCTACCTTAGTGTTACCAGTGGCACCCAAGACTTCAAGAGCAATGTTTGTAGCAGCATCAGTCCTACTCTTATCAAAGTTTCCTGTAGCAAAGAAGGAATCCTTAAAGATTTTAAAATCTGCACCGTTATATAGTTTGGTATCACCAGAAGCAGACTCAACGTAGAATTTAGGTAGAGTGCCGTTAGTAATTACAAAGTATTGCTTAGCAGGATTGCTGGTATCCGTATTACCACTTAACTCAATAGAGTTGTGGACGGTTAAGTTACCACCACCTGTAGTCTGTATTGTAGATCCAGTAGCAGTGCTACTTTGTAAACCAGTCGCATCAGCAAAATTCTGGTCATTTGCTGCATTAACAAATGGTTTTGCAGTATCATATCCAATAACAACATCACCAGTAACTTGTGTCTGACCAGTTGTTGATATTACTTTAAATACTTCTAGAGGATTCTTTTCAGCTCCTGCAACACCAAAATCACCATTGTTGATAGTGAATGTCTGAGCATCTGCTGGATTGATAACAGAGATTCTGACATACTCACCACCAGTGTCTAGGTCAATCTTATTTAATCTGAATAAGTCATCAACTTGAATGTTTGCAGAGAATTCAGCAACATTTACAACCTGATCTGTCGCAGTTAGCGGTGATGGGAAGATATATGAAGCATTTTGCTGCTCGACCAATCTGAAGATTCTAGAATCGTCTTCATGAGCGGCAGCTGCGGTGCCTCTTTGTCCTCTAATAACCTGGACAGAATATGGGACTGGAGAATCTGGGACTAATGATGTTGGATAATCAACTGTCTTAACAATTTCAGCATCAATCAATAGAAGTTGATTAATGCTAACACCTGACGGGTTGTTAATAGGCAATTCATAAATTTCCTGCCCATCAATTGTAAGATTGCCAGTCTTGAAAGTGTCATCCCCCCAAGGTATGTCACCAGATGTATCAATTCTGGTGGACTGTAGTTGCATTCTTGCATTACCAGCATCTGTTGCACCACTTAATAATCCAACAGTAATAGAATTATCAGATGCATCTTTGAGGGTAAATCCTGCAGAATCTCTATCAGCAATATAATATGTGGTGTTAGTAGATATTCCTGTTATATTACCTGTGTCAAAGAAGACAATAGCATCATTTGCACTATATGGTGCAGATGAGACAATCAGTTTATTGCTAGAAATTGTAGTAATACTTAATAGATCGTCTAAATTATTGATTACTGAGAAGTAATCAATATTGAGGTTTGCAAGACTGCCAACTGCTTGGTTTTCACCAACATTATCTCTAATAACAGTACCTGTAGTAGATGTTGATGCAACATCGCCACCTGCATTGCTATATGTAAATGTGTTTGTGCCAGTAACCGTTACGCTAACAACTCCAGTTGGATTGAATGAGTTGAAACTTGTTTCAATCTCAACATTATCTCCAGTTGTTAACTGATGTGTATCAATTGTAGTAACAGTAGCAACGTTAGACGTTCTAGAGACGCTAGCAACTTTGATTAAACCAAAGACGTTTCTATCAATACCAAGGTTGGTATTCTTAAGACCACCATTCTGAGTAATATCTGACTCGAATAGAGAAGACCCTAAGACATGCAGACCGTTTCTAATCTTAGAAGTACCTGCAACACCACCAATCTCTAGTGTGCCAACACTAAGTCCAATCGATAATTTGGTGAGACCGCTCTCAAACATCGTAAACTCACCAGTTGGTGATGTAGTGTTAATTTCACCACCATTGAGTGTCAATACACCATCAACAATTGTCTGGAAGTTTTTAATGTTGAAGAAACTATCTTGGTTATTAGCAAATGCACCACCAACAGTAATTTTAGATTTATGTCCAGTGTCATTATTTGCTACAGTACCAATATTGATAGTAGAATCAGTAGAAGAAGTATGGATGTCTAGTGTGGTAGCAGCAATAGATGCTGTGCCGATGTCAATATTCTGGAATCCTGTAGCAAGATTACCAAGTTGAATGTTTTGTGCATAACCAGCAACAGTTAGACCTGTTGTTGTTGCCTGGTTAGCGATGGCAAAGTTTGTGCTGGAGGAGCGAATATCGCCACCATCAACATCAATATCACGCTCAAACGTGAAGTCGCCAGTAATTCTTGCATCACCAGAAACAACGAAGTTTTTATCTAGTGCTGCATCATTGACGTTAATACCAACTCGACCATTGTCGATATCAGCAGTTCCACCCGCAGTGCGACCAGCTTGCGAGAGAGTTGTAGTTGCTACTCTAAATTCTGCAGTTGAATCTTCATTTGAGCTATCACCACCAACCAAGAGAGCATAATTAGATGCCTCAGGTGTGCCCCCAGTACCGTCAGACAGTGTTGTTTGCGTCCTGCCACTAATATATGTCGTGCCGACAACATCAAGGTTTGCTCTTGGATATGTATCAGAAGAAGCAAATCCATCGATGTAATCACTAGAAACTGCTCTAGCAACTGTATTAACACCTAGTCTGTAATCACCATAAACAGAAGTTTCTGTGCGTAATGCTTCTGCTCCAATAACACCAGTTTCCTTCCAAGAAGATTGTCCAAGTGAAATTTCTAAATTACCTTGCTGTGCTGGATTTGTGGTAGAAATGTAAGGAGGATTACCTATCAATACTGCCTCAGATGCTCTCTCAGTAAGGAGATAGACATAACCATTAGATTCTAGATACTCATAGCCCTCAGCAGCATTATTATATACAGTATGGACTCCATTAAGTGTTGCAAGTCTATCTTGTCCACCAGTAATTTTAATTTGACTACTTAATGTAATACCTAAAGATGCTCCAGGATTACTAGAACTAAAGTTAACCTTACCAACTTGGAAGATTACTTTAACAACGTTAAGGTTTGGATAGAATTGTATTCCAGTAATGTCAATAGAAGACTCATTACCAGCAGTTGCACTTAAAGTATATGGGACATAAGAGTTAGCATATATCCAACCAAGTGACCCAGTATTACCAACTTCACCCCCCTTGAATAGAATATCACCAGATAATGGGACACTAGATCCAAAAGAAATTGTTTGGGAAGAATTAAATCTTGCTTTTGTGCCAGTTGTATCCTGATTAGGTGTCAAATTAGTAATACCAGACCTCAGAGTATATCTCTGTGTGCCTCTTGGATTAAGGTCAAAAATAGCAGCTCTTACTCTATTCTTGTCAATAATGACATCACCAGCTCTTGTAGTATC